AAATCATGAAAAAGTTACAAATTATTGTTTTGGCATTGGGATTTATGTGTCTAGTCGCTTATGTATCAAAAAACAAAAAACATGACTTAATTGATCAACTGGAAGTTAAGCCAAAAAAACAATTTGATTCTTTGCAAACTGCTTTGGAAAAAATAAATTCTGATTCTGCAAAAAAAACAGTTGAATATTTAGCATCAGACGAATTAGAAGGCAGAATGAGTGGCAAAAAAGGCAATGTATTAGCAGCAGAATTTATCAAAAATAAATTTGATGAGTTGGGATATAACACACAATATCAGAAGTTTAAAATTCGAAGATTAAATTCTGGTCCTAAAAATGAAATTGGCGATGACTTCACACAAAATGTTTGTGCTTGGCGTATCGGCAAAGATGAAAATAGAAAAAAAGAAATTGTTGTCGTTGGCGCACATATGGATCATATTGGCTATGGACCAAAAATGAGCATGGCTCCAAATAAAATTAAAATTCATCCCGGAGCAGATGATAACGCATCGGGAACTGCAGCCCTACTTGAAATCGCCAAAGGCTTTTCAAACATGAATAATAAAAGAACTATTTTATTCATTGCTTTTTCAGCGGAAGAAATGGGTCTTTTGGGCAGCGAATTCTATGTTGAAAATCCAATCCTTCCTGCAAATGACCCAAATATTAAGAGCCATATATTCATGCTGAATATGGATATGGTTGGCTATTTAACTAAGGGAAAGATTAAAACATCTTTTGAAAATCAAGAGAGTTCTATAAACATTACAAAATATATTGGAGAATTAAGTGATAAGTATTCATTTGCAAAAAACATAACAACTAGAAGTGGTGGCGGTAGTGATCATGCTGTTTTTTATAACAAAAGAGTGCCTATTGCATTCTTACATACTGGCGGTCACAACTATTATCATACTCCACTGGATACGCCAGATAAATTGAACTATGATGGTATTGAAAAGATTTCTAAATATGCTTTAGAATTAGTTTGGAAGGTATGCGAAGAAGAAAGAACTCCAGTCTTTAACAATAGTGGTTTTAGACCAGTTCCTACAGATCATGACCATGGAATTAAAAAATTTAATTAGGAGAAACCTATGACTATTAATGAACTTATTGTAAATTTGCAAAAAGACCTAAGAAATGAACTTACACATCTGCATTTTTATTTGCAGAGTGCTGCCCTAGTTCAAGGTCTTCATGCAAAAGAATATAAAGAATATTTTTTAGAAGAAGCAGCTAAAGAAATGAGACATGTATCAGAATTTTCAGATATGTTGATTGGTCTTAATGCAGATATTACAAATCAACCAAATTTTGAAAAATTGCCATTTTTGAAAAATGTACGACATATCGTTGAACATGCCTTGACACTTGAGGAAGAAGTAGTGTCAAATTATAGCACAAGAATTCACGAAGCTGAATCACTTGGAACGGTCGATGGTGATTGGGTTCATATTTTCTTAGAAAAGCAAATAGAAGATAGCCGACATGATGTCGATGAACTGAAGCAAATTGTTAGAGGTTTAAAGGAAGGATATCCATGAGTAGTCTTCGAAGAATAAAATATGTTTCAAATATACCAAAATACAAAAAATTTGCAATTAAATTAGATTGCGGTCATAGATATATATTCGATCACAGTATAACTAAAATGTATGATTTGCCTTTACTGCTTCCATGTAAGATTTGCTTTAACTCGCATAAATAATTTAAGTTTATAATTTGAAATAAGAGGTAAGATGTCATTCTTTCAAAATGTTTTCAATCAAGAGTATCAAGGCTATTTAAATACGGGTAGTGATCGTCAATATAGTTTGACATTCAAAATACCAGCAAATCAAAACTCACAAGATTATCAATTTGCTTATAACGCAGAACCTTATGATCTTTCTGTAAATAATACTTTAACAATAAATTATGCTTGGGATACTGAGTATAAAAATTGGGCTTCCCTTGCAATTAATATTGCTGGTGTATCTCCAGCAGCAACAACAGCAACAGAAATAGTTGCTCTTTTGAATTCAAATGCGACATTTTCTGGCATGTACATTGCTAAGGTTGTAAAGAATTTTAACGCAAGTCATGTTCTTATTACATCAAAGACTCAAAGAGCCAAACAAATCATTAAAATGTATGTGTTGAATTCATCTGCGGAATCTGCCTTAAAATTCAACAAGAAAGCCAATGTGGCCGAACTTCCAAGCTACTTCGAGAGAGACACAATAGCGAATCGTTTTAATTACGAACCAGCGAACAACCATCTTATCAAGCTCGATCCAGAAAATGAGGTCGATGCAGCTATCATCACGGCAGCTGGATTTGATCCAGATAGCCCAAAAGCAGATTGGGAACTATTGCGTGGTCGTGCTTCTGGCATATACACATTTAAGAAACAAACCTTAGACGAAGAAGGCAGAATTGTCGAAATAATCGAATATCCAGCAGGTGCATTGGTTGGCGATCTAGCAAGAAAGACCATCTACACCTTCACCGACACCAATGCCCAACCTGATGAAATTTTCCAGATACCACATGTTCTCACATCCGATGACTTAATCACACCTCCTGCACCTCCTGTCGCACCAATCGTTGGAACGGTATGGGGCGTTGGGAGCAATGGTAACGGAGAACTTGCTGATAATACAACAAGTGATAGATCATCTCCAGTTCAAACAATCGCTGGTGGTAGCAATTGGGTTGAAATCAATTGTGGCTACTACAATATCGCTGGTTTGAAAGATGATGGAACACTTTGGACTTGGGGTCAAAATGAACAAGGTGGCTTGGGAGATAACACAACTGTTGATAAATCATCACCAGTTCAAACAATTGCTGGCGGAACTGATTGGAAAACAATGGTGGTCGGAACCTACTACGAACATTGTGCTGCGATAAAGACTGATGGCACATTATGGCTTTGGGGTCATAATGAATATGGGGAAATCGGTGATGAAACAACTGTTGACAAATCATCACCAGTACAAACCATAGCTGGCGGAACTGACTGGAAACAGATTGCGTCTGGTGGCAACCACACGGCAGCAATAAAGAACGATGGAACTCTTTGGATGTGGGGTAGGAATGGTGATGGGGATGGTGATGACTATGGTCAACTTGGCGACAATACGATTATAAATAAATCATCACCAGTACAGACGATATGTGGCGGAACTGACTGGAAATCCGTTTCTTGTGGAGAAAAATTTACCGCAGCAATAAAGAACAATGGAACATGTTGGACTTGGGGCGAGAATAATGATGGTCAATTGGGCGATGAAACAACAGACAACAAATCTTCTCCAGTTCAAACAATCGCTGGCGGAACCGATTGGAAACAAATTTCCTGTGGCGACAATCACATGCTTGCTATCAAGAATGATGGAACATGCTGGACTTGGGGAAGAAACAACTATGGTCAATTAGGTGACGAAACAACAGATGATAGATCTTCGCCAGTTCAAACGGTTGCATATGGAACTGATTGGAAGCAGGTTGACGGTGGACAGGATCATTCCGCTGCGATCAAGAACGATGGAACATGTTGGGTTTGGGGAACCAATATTGGGGATGAAGAAAATGATGGTCGATTGGGAACAAATGATCTCATTGACAGATCATCACCAGTACAAACGATTATGGCAGACACCAACTGGTTATATGTTTCGGCTGGATATGTGAACACCTTTGGAATCAGGAAGGCGTAAAGAAAATTCTCTCAGAGACCAATTTTCTGCACTATCTTCCAATTCTGCGATAGAAACTTTTTTATGAATTGATAAAATTTCTTTATTTTCAAAGATATGAATAGAAAAAAAGGGGAAGTTGTGAAGCTTCCCCCAATTTAGTTTTATCTGTTTAGAATCATTACATTGCAAATAACATGTATCCCAAACCAGCGGCAAGAACAATAATAACGCCAATAAGAATTTTATTGGTTACACCGTTATTAGAATCTTCATTTACTTTTTCGGCAATTTGATCTGCGATTCCAAGGCTACTAATCCTTGATTCGCAAACATCAGAAGATTTTACAGATTTAATTGCCATGGTTATGGCTTCAATCATATCTTCTTTTGTCAATCCTTTAGGATGACAAACTTTTTTGCAGCCTTGAGCAGCAAAAGAATTAGCTGCAGAAATGTGTTCAACAAGCTGCATAGGAACTCTTGGTTCTGCACTTTCAATTTTTACATCCACAACATTGCCAGCGTCATCTACTGTTTCAATTTTGCGTTCATAAATAATTGGCTTGCTTTTTTCAATAACTCTTTGTTTAAGCTTAAGTGGTCGTTCATCTTGCATATGAAGCTCAACAACCTTTTCGCTGGTTAAATCTGCGTGATTTATATTTTCTTGTACACGCTTCTCGGCTTTCCTTCCGTCTTCCAAAGTCCATTTTTCAGTGTTATTGCTCATGATACCCCTCTTGTAAAGAATATGGCTATTTCTATTTATGCCATCTGATATTAATTTTGTTTGCGTATTTTTATCTCAGCTATCCCAACCTTACAGTTATTTAACAATTTACTGGTTTCCAATGCCATTTTTTCTGCTTCTGCTTCGTTTTGGCAATGAATATTTTCAATAGTTTTGTATTCGATACCCAATCCTCTATCAAATCTTATAATAGCTTTGTAAACTTTTTTTTCTTCTTCAAACAAAGAATTTATGAATTCTTTTAAAAAATCTTCATTTTCAAAAAATTTCTCATCAAATGAACGATTGTCTTTTGGAGTTGATACTTTTTGAATTCCATAGCCTTTTTCTATTTGATATATTACGATGCCACATTCATTTAATTCTTTATAATTTATATTCCCCATTTTGTTTTTAATTTCTCCAATATTTCTTTTTTTCTTCTGTTTGCCAAAACTATATTTTCTTCAACTTGTTTTTGCCTCATTTTTTTATCTGTTTTAATTGAAGATTCATACAAATCATCAATAATTTTACTCCACTCATCATTTGGAATATATCTTTCCAATTCTCCAGCAACTTCTTTATAAACAACATATCCATTGTATGATACATTAATTTCCATATTTGAAAAAAATAAATTTACAGTTAAATTACAACCAAATTTATACCCATCGAAAGAGTGTCCAATTTCATTGAACATTTCATCTTCATCCATAGTTGGCAACTCATCTGGCTCTTCATCGAACCCATAGAAATCTTCCACAAATGTTTGTTGAAAATTTGGACTAGATTGAGAAATTATTGGGTATCCTAACTTTTTTGCTATATTTGAAAACTTACCTTCTAATCCCATATAGCCATTTTTCATGGCTTCTATAGTTCTTTGCTCTTGTATTAGTTTTTCTTTATTCATGATTTTCGGTCAGATAATCTCCAATTTAATTTATCTATGATTCATAATCTCATATATATTTTAGTCCATTTCAAAATCTATATCAAGGAGGTTTATTATGATTCAATGGTTTAAAAAAATAATCAATCTATTCAATTCATCTCCAGAAATAAAAGAAGCGACACCAAGTCCAAAAAAATTGCCAGTACCCAAGCCAAAACCAGTGCCGACACCAAAACCAGTGCCGACACCAAAACCAGTGCCAGCAATAAAGCAAATTAAATATATTTTAAATGATCCAACAACATCGGATCAATTGATAAATTTGTTGCCACCAACTCCATGTTCATTAAAAATGAATATTGCAGGATATGTCGGTGGTGGTTATGAACCAAACACATTGCAGGGCGAAGCTGCTGGTTGTTATGTGACTATCAATACAGTCGCCAAATATCTTATATCTTTAGTTGATACAAAAAAAACATTTACGAGGTGGGCTGCTGTTAGTATTTTAAATGTAAATCCAAGGGCTGGAAAAGATTTTAATGCCTATTATGATCGACAAGCACTCAAATTCTTTTACGACAAAGACCCTATTACCAAAAAAATGGTATATACATCTGAATCTACAGATATTGTGGCTCATGAATTTGGACATGCATTTCTAGATATTTTAAGACCAGATCTGTGGAGTGCGCAATCTTATGAGGCTTGGGCATTTCATGAATCATTCGGAGATATTGTTGCAATATGCAACATTATGCAATATGATGAAATTTTAACTAGAGCATTAAGCGAAACTTCCAATGATTTATCAAAGTCTAATATAATTTCACGATTGGCAGAAGAATTAGGCAAAGCAATTTCTAACATTTCTAGTGATCCTTCTTATGCATTGGCACTTAGAGATGCTTCAAATAATTTTAAGTATGTTAATCCAGCATCTTTACCAGAAGATGCTCCAAATACTCAATTATCAAATGAGTGTCACAATTTCAGTAGAGTATGGACTGGTGCTTGGTATGAATGTTTAGTTGGTATGTTCAAACAAAACTTACAAAATGGCATGGGAGCCATTGATGCTCTTAAATTGGCAAGAGATACTGCTGCGAAATATGTTTTATACGCATGTCAATTTGCAAATACAATTAAATTTTATAGTTCTTGTGCTGCTCAAATGCTTTATTATGATAGAACTAAAAATTCTGGTAAATATCAAAATGTTTTATCTCAAGTTTTTGCCAATAGAAATATTCCTATTTCTAGTTTAAAATTGTTAAGTAATATTGATTACAATGAAATAAAAAATAAATCTGAATATGCTATACAAGAAATGACAGATCACGGATTTGTATGGACAACAAAAACAGTTAAGACTTTAAATTTTACAAATGGTTTGTCTGCACTTTCCGGAAATGTAGAATCATTTTCTGTTGAGATTCCATGCACTAAAATCTACATTTTAGATAAAGATAAAAATTTAATTCATGCAACTGAAACCACAGAGAAAGAAACTACCGAAATGGTAACTCTTTGTGTCAATAAATTGCAAAGTAAAAATCTCATCGGTGCTGAAGAAAATCAGTTGTTTGAAATAAAAAATGGAAAATTAATTAGAAAAAGAATTATGTGTCGTTGTCATCCAAACAATGCTTGCAATCCACAATCTCCAGAATATGGAAAACCTTGGAGGGGCGAAAATAACGCTGGTTGCGGTTCAAAAGGAATTACAGTTGATTGCGAATGCAATTCTCCAGAACCAACACCTGCACCCAAACTTGGTTGTTACATAAATACAAAATCATGCTCAAATACATCAAGGGTGTTCTGTCAAAACATCAACAGGAAGGTCTGTTAATTTTAAAGAAGTTTTATAATCATCATAATTCACAAGGTTGATATTATCATCAATCTTGTGAATTATCATTTCTGTATATGATTTATTACCAAGTGTATTTATACGCAAACTTAAATCAGTTATATTACTTCTTGTTTTTTCAATATAGAATGAAAATTTGTCTCTTCCTTTTGCTCCGACATAATATCCATTTTTAGTTTTATATTCAGATGTTATTTTGAATTCTAAATCAGAACAAGTATTCTTTACCGCTTTAAATAAAACATCAACTTCAAGTTCGTAATACTTATGCGCTCTGCCGTCTTTCCAGATAATTATTCCCGTAACAATAGGGCTAATAAGACCAACAAATTGGCATCCAGATAAAAAAACCATAAAAAATAAAAAAACCTTGTAAATTTTCATTGTAACCTCTTATATTATGTATTGAAGTCTTTTATAAAAGGATGCAAATATGAATCATAAAAAAAATAGAAACAATTTGTTCATTCAGTATGATGAATGGGATACAAAAGAATTCTCAGAAAAAGAGAGTTGGAAATATGATAACGACTATGACGATAATGAAGACGATGAAGATGATGAAGATGATGATTGGGATGATGAAGAAGAAGATGATGATTTAGATGATGATGATTTTGATGAAGATGATGACGATTTAGATGAAGATGACGATTTAGATGACGATGATGACGATGAAGATGATTGGGATGACGATGATGATGACGATGACGATGATGATGACGATGACGATGATGATGACGATGATGATGACGATGATGACGATGATGACGATGATGACGATGATGATTGGGATGATGACGATGAAGACGATGATTAATGATTCGCAAAGAGATCGCCTTAATTTATTCAAGGCGATCTCTAAATTACAAATAATATAAGACAAATTTTAAATTTACACCAATAGTAACATTATCAATATATATTTGATAATATTATTGTGTAATGATTGCATACATAGACTCCTATTTTCCTATATATTTATAGGAATTTTCAAGGAGGAATATGCAATCTAAAAAAGCAAGTTTTTTCCTGATTTCTGTCTGTACAATACTTTCATTTTCATTGTGTTTTCTGGTTGTAGCTAAAGCACCGAACTTACAAAGCGTTGCTCAAGTTTCACACGAGAAAATTACTAATCCAGTAGCCAATTTCGAAGGCTATGAAGATGATGATGTTTCAAATGTAATGGTTCCAATTCCTATGAAGGATAGAGTCTATAATAAGACTGGAATTCAATGTGTTTGGGCATCACTTGAATGTATTGGAAGATATGCTGAAGAAAAAAAACTTATCAACCTAACGAATGATTCCGAATGTCAAGGTTATAGCAGCCCAAGTGGATCAGCAAGAAAGCTTATGGCTTTAAATGTCAAATTTGAACAGACTACAAGTTTGTCTGATAAAAGTTTGATCCGTAAGGCTGTAGTGAAAGAAAAGCGTGGTGTATTATTTGGTATTCCCGGTCATGCTATGGTCATGGTTCACTATGATGAAGCAAAAGGAATTATCAAATATATAAACAATAGCGATAAAGAATTGAAAATAAGAACTTGGACAATCGATGAATTTAACCGCAGATGGGATGGTTGGATTTGTGCAGTTTATGCCGATGTGGATCACATTCCAAATAAATGGTTGGCATCAACAATTAAAGTTATTGATATGGAAAATTTAAATTTTCTGGCTCCAAAGAATTATATTCTTTTTCCAAAATGATTCTTTTTTCCACAATTACATTTCTTTACAGATCTTGTTTTCTTATTTACTGGCGGTTTATCATCACCAATTGTTTGAAATGCTCCCGCACTATCCATGGGCGGGAGCATATCATGAGAGTCGGGTCCAATATCAGAAATGCCAATATTAAAATTTTCAGATTTTTTAGATAACCAATTTTTAAATTTCATAATCTATTTAACAATTATGTTACAAACTTTATTTGCAAAATAAATATATTTCTCATAAGCATTAGATAAATTTTCATATTCTTGTAATTGTAAAGTATTTTTTCCAGATGGGATAATGAACTCTTGACTGAATTTCAATTTAGTTTTTAATCCAATATATTCTGATATTAAATCTAAACCTTTTCCCTCACGAAGATTCGAATGTGTCAAAAAAACAGAATTTGGATTTCTTTTTGCTAATTCGCACAATCTTCTGATTCTGTAAAGATAATATCTTTTTGCATCATTTTTTTTATAAATCTTTTGATTTATAAGATAATCAATCGTTGCTTCTGGCTCTCTTACCAAAAATATAAATTGGCAAAATTGATTAGGCTTGAGACTATATTGATAATTATACAGTAGGTGATCCATGTATATTCTTGATGAATTATTTAACTTGTGCTTATTTTCAGTAAGACCCAACAATCTCAATGGTGTATCATAAATATTATCTTTTTCAAATCCCATGATTCTTGTTTCATTATTCAATAAAGCATATAATTCATTAGATCCACTACCAATGTGACTCATTATAAATAGAACTTTTTTCATCAAATGCCCTAAAAAAGTTGGATAATACAATAACTAAGAAAGCACACTAATATAAGTAGAGGAATATTATGACACTTTGGTCAGATTTTTTTAAGCTATTTACATACGCCACAGAAAAAGACCCACTAGCAAAAAGAAAAGATTCTTCTAAATTTTCTGGTGCAGGGATTTCTCAGGCTGATGCTTTGCAAACTGGCGGCGAATTAGTTGCTGGACAAGGTCCAAGTAATTACATCAACCTTCGTCAAACCTATGATATGATCGATACTACCACACTTGGTAATCGATCTTCAAGATATAAAGAATACGAAAGACTAAGAAATTTACCAGAAATTGAAATGGCTATGACCGTATTCGCTGATGAAGCATGCGTCAGCGGAGATACATTGATTGCAACTCCACATGGCTACCAAACTATAGAATGGCTCACAAAAAACAAAGCTAATGAAAGATTTTTAGTTTATTGCTACAACTTAGAAAAAAGAGATTACACACTTGGATGGGCATTTGCTCCAAGACTTGTAAAGAAAGCCAAAACTGTTGAAGTTGTTCTAGATGATGGAAAAATCATATACGCAACACCAGATCATCGCATTTTAAAACGAAATGGCGAATGGATTCCTTGCGGAGAACTTGAATTTGGCGATGAATTAATGCCATTTTATCGTATTCCAGCCAATCAAAATTTAACAAATCTTAGAGTGAATCAATTTCCAAGAATATTTTCATTTGATAAAGGATGGATTCATGAACGACAATTTGTAGATGATTGGAAAAGTGGCAAAATAACTCCCGAATATGAAAAGTTAAATAGAGCTTGCAGACTAATTGGAAGCGACATTCCAGTAAGACAAATCGCCAAAATAATGGAACATGATTGGAATACTATCGATAGTATGATTCAAAAGAATGGATTCACACTAAAAGAAATTAGAAAATTGCACAGGAGAGCAACGGTAAGAAAGGTTGTTAGTGTAGCCGAAGGTCCAGAAATGGATGTTTATGATATATCAGTTGAGAAACATTTGTGCTTTGCAACAGACTCTGTAATCCTTCATAATTGCCAAAAGAATGATGCAGGGAATATTATGACTATTGAATGCAAAAATGACGAAGTTAGAAAAGAAATTGAATTTTTGCTTCTTCATCGAAAAATGTTAAATCTTAACAGATATGGTTATGTGTACTTCAAAGATATGATTGTTCATGGTGACAAATTTTTCGAAATAGTTATAAATCCAGATAAACCAGCTGAGGGTATCTATAAAATTATACCTTTGCCACCAGAGACAATGTATCGAATCGAAACAATTAAAGGAAAATTAATTGAATTCCAACAATCAAAAGAAGGTCCAGACTATCAAGCATTGGCAAGAGGAGATGTATCACAACAAAGTGATGCAGAATTATCCCAATCTACAGCAATAAGATTTGCACCATCCCAAATTTTGCATATGAGAATTGGAGATGATCGAAGAAATTTCTATCCTTACGGACAATCTCTTATCGAACCAGCCAGAGGACCAGCACATCAATTAAGACTTATGGAAGATGCAATGGTGGTATATCGCCTGTGTCTTGTTGGAAATACAAGAATTAGAACCGAAAATAGCTATAAATACATCAAGGACTTACAAATAAATGATCAAGTTTATTCTTATGATCAATCTAACAACACTATAATTACCAATGTTATAAACTTTATGAACAATGGAATTAAAGATGTTTATAAAGTTAAGACAAAACATGTGGAAATTACAGGAACAGCAACCCATCCAATTCTGGTTAACAGAAACGGAATTATTCAATATGTTGATATTCAAAACTTAATTCCAAAACATGATATGATTATAAATGTTCAAAGGAATAATGATAAAGAAGTTGAGATCCCAAAAATATTTGGAACTAAATGGGCAAAGATAAGTGATTCCCAAAGAAAATCATTCCGTAATAATACCTACGCAAATAAATCTCAAATCATGAGATTGTGTAGCACTAAAGCGGATAGAGTCAAACAGTTTTTGTATTCTAAAGGAAAGGCTTTGCCATATGAAAAAGCTTTGGAAATATGTGACAAATTTGAAATTAATCCTGACAATTTAATTGTTGTAAGTAAAGGTCAGTACAATGAAGAAAGAATTGATTTACCAAAATATGTAGATGAAGATTTTGCTCGTCTTTTTGGATTTCTGATTGGCGATGGATCAATGAGTAAGAATAAATGCCAGTTAAACTTTACTGCTGGCATGGATGATAGACAAAATAAATTCTATGCAAATTTATTGAAAAAATATTTTGGAAAAGTGAGATTTGAAAAAGAAACTAGAAGCAAGCATAAACAACTAGGTAAATATGTAGTCGATTCTAGAATAGCTTGTAAAACTTTTATCACTTTGGGATATATCCATGGAGCTAAAAACAAAAGAATTCCTGATTGGGTTCACACAGCATCGAAAAATATTAGAAAAGCATTTGTCGAAGGAATTTGTAATGCAGATGGATGTGAAAGAACAACAAAAAAGGGAACATGGTTTTCTACAATTGAATTGTGTAATCAAAAATTGATTGAAGATATCAAGGAAATTTGGTCTTCAATTGGATTGTGTTCTGGAAAACTTAAAACTAGACATCGTAAATGTGGTCATATCATAGAAAAAAATAGAAAGATGCCGTCAACTATTTCTTATTCTGTGACAATATCTGAAAATGAATTGCCGAAATATGAAAATGTAATATCTGTAGAACATGTAGGAAAAGAAGAAGTTTTTGATATTACAGTTGAAAATGAACTTCATAATTTCATAGCCAATGGCATACCGACCCATAATACTCGTGCGCCCGAGAGACGAGTGTTTTATATAGATGTCGGTCAACTTCCACCATTTAAAGCAGAAGCTTTTATGGAAAGATTAAAAGATCAATTTCGTAAAAGAAAAACTGCTGGTAATCGTGCAACAACAGGTGCAAACCTTGTAGAAGAAAGATGGCAACCACCAGCACAAGATGAAGACTATTGGGTTCCAGTTCGTCCAAATGCAAATAGTAGAATTGAAACTCTTCCGGGCGCACAAAACCTTGGAGAAATTGATGATGCTGTTTATTTTAGAAATAAATTATTTGTTTCATTGAACTTTCCAAAAAGTTATTTTTCAAGTGAAGATGTTAATGCAACTAGAATTACATTATCAGCACAAGATGTTAAGTTCGCAAGAATGATCGAAAGACTTCAATCGAATTTTGAAGATGGAATTTTAGATATATGCGAAAGACATCTTGAACTTCGTGGATTTCCACAAGAAATGTTTAAAGATTTAAAAATTCGTATGACTCCACCATCAGATTGGAGAGAATTATCAAGAGCCGAAGTAAAAACAGCAAGACTTACAAATGCAGGTTCTTTAAAAAGTGGTTTGTTAATGTCAGATTATGACATTTATACAAAAGTTTTAATGTATTCAGAAGAAGATACATCTATGATGTTGAGCAGACTTAAATTGCAAAAATTAGAAGATCTAAAAATTCAGATTATGTCTCAAAATCCTCAATTGCTAGGTGTTGGTGTTCCTACTCCAGAAGAAGCAGGAAAAGAAATAGGGTCTGAAGCTGGTGGTCCAACTCCAGATCTTGGTGCAGAAGCTCCACCGCCAGCAGAAGGCGAAACTACACCACCGCCAGCAGAAGGCGAAACTACACCACCGCCAGAAGGCGAACCTCCAACAACAGCAACAGATGAAATTCCAGATGCTGAAGAAAATGATTTGAAAAAGTACAATCTTGAAATTATAAATTATGGAATAGAACAAGATCATGAAGATCGTGATGATAGCACAATGAGTTAATATGATAACAATTAAACAATTAGCACACTTTGCTTTTAAAAATAAAAATCTACAAAATGTAGCAGTGAATGCTGGATGCTATCATTGCACTAAAATTTTCAAAGCAATTGATGTAAAAGAATATACAGATGCAGGGCAGACAGCTTTGTGTCCACTATGCTCTGTAGATTCAGTTGTTTTTGATAATGCAGAATTTGAATTGACTGAAGACAGTCTTAAAAAAGCTTATCAATACTGGTTCCAGAAATAATTATGCCATGTCAGAAGCGTTTGGAGCAACTACATCTGGTTCATCTTTAGAAGTTTTCAAACCAGATTTTGCAGCCGTTCTCAAACCAGACAAAAATGCAGAATCATTAAGATCATCCATATTTGACTTATCTAGTTCTCCTTGAACATCTGGACCTTCGCTTTGCAACAAAGTCAGTAGTCTTCGAGCAAAAGTTGGGTCGTCAGCAATTGCAATACGAACTGCACGAAGAAGATGAGCTAGTACTGGTCCTTTTGATGCACTTAGACCCCTTCCAGCTATTTCACGACCAAGATCCATTGCGACATCTTCAATATATTGTTGAAATGTTTTCATTTTTTACCTCAATTTTAATCCCAAAAGCATACTTATATAGTTGATAGATGCTATTTTTATATTGTCGATCTAATTTTTATAGTGTTAATCTATTTTTTAAAATTGGATTTAAAATATTATGGCGTGAGTAATATATAGCATAATGACAGCATTGAAAATCGTGCTACATAAATCATAACTTACAGGCACAGGAGTTGATGAGACATGAAAAGAAAACTTATAAGCTTTGAAGCATTCAAAAATTTGCAAGAAAATTCTTTAACCCGTATTGAAGAAGAACTTATTCTTGCTGAAGACATTTTAGGTAAAACTCTCGGCATTGATGTTGAGTTGTTTTCTTTCACCGAAAACGCTGTTACCTACAAAACCGCTGATGATAACTTCATCAATGCAATTTACAAGCTAGAAGATGATCAAGTTATTTTTGAAAACATTCAAGAACTTGTTATCGATGAAGAATCCGCTAAGAAAGGTGCAAGACAAACTATTTCTGAAATGGTGGATGCAATTATCGAAAGCAAGGATGAAATCGCTGACAATAAATTTGACGAGTACTTCTCGCTACCAAATGTTCGTAAACAAATTAGCGAAGCAGTTGCATTTAAAGTATCGGTTTCCAAACCTACTGGCAAACGCAGCAAGCTATTCCACAAGAAACAACCACGCAGCTTAGTAGCAAAGCGTGTTCGTATGAGAAAGCTAAGTCAGAGAAAAATTTCGAAGAGCAAAAAGAAAGAATTAGGTCGTAAGCGAGCTACAGCTGCAAGGAAACTTGGAAAATCTAAAAATCCTCGTTGGAGAACTTATGTTCGTGCAGTAAAAAATATGAAAGAATGGGCTAATTTAGCCAATAATGTATCTGGTTATGTTGAATACAAAAATTATGGTCATATGTTGACCGAATCTATAATTCAACCTGACAATAAAGGAAATATTGTTGCTGTAGCTATTCCAAATACACAAAAAAGGAACGAAGGTAAAATCCTTTCCTTCCAATGGAAAACAATCGATACAGATCTCAAAATTCTTCGTGGTAGTGCCAAGAAGCTTAATGAGAATCAGACATTTGTAAAGGCTATCGCTGAATTAAAGCGATATAACAACACATCTGATAATTCTTCCCTTGAAGAAGCTCTAGAAAACATGGTTAGCAAATTCCCCGGAGTTCTTTATTTAACTCAGGAAGAATTGACTAATAATATCGCTGAAGCTTTCGAAATAGCAAATATCACAAATTATGATGATGATACTTGCAAGTTTATTGCTGAAGCAATTCTTAGAACTGCACACAGTGCATATACAGATCGTGTAAAGAAAATTGGTACTGCTGCTGGTGTTAGAACTGATATCACCGCAGAATGCAAAGAATGCAAAGATGCTTATGTGGAATTCCAAAATGTAGCCACTAAGTTATTTTCAAAACTTGATGAAAGCGAAAGTATTGATATGAGAGTTTTCTCAGATCTTTATAAGGCTCTTCATGAAATGCACAAAACAGCAAGCGAAATCGGTGACGAAGCAACTAAGATTGAAACCGCAAGTTTCATGTATGATGTTGAAGCTGTATTAAGCAAAACTCAATCTCCGTCCTTAGAAATGGCTGAAGAAATCGCTGATTATATCAATGATTTAGTTGAAGCCAATATTGATAACTCTGGCGAATGGAAAGATCATGGAGTTCATACTTCCGCTGATGGAGATCATCCAAATACTGCTTGGAATGCAAAACAAACCGATGCAGTTCCTTCCAAATTCAATGGAAGGGATGAATATGGTGTTAACCATGCACCTGTAAGTGATGGAAAGGATTTGGGCGGAGATGAAGAAATGGCTCATAATGCTTTGGGTAATGACGGTGGTGACCATACTTGGCCATCCTTAAGTAACCCTTACATTCCTGATCCCTTCACTTTCACTCTAAAGGGCGAAAAAGGTGTTGATAAGGATAATGAGGAAATCGGCACATTCCAGTCGAATGATACTTGGCCAAACCTCAATAATCCATTGCATCCAAAGGCTGAAATAGCCCAACCAGTTGAATAAAAGGAGATGAATGAGCGACAACAAAATGCTACTTGTTGACTCCTGCAATAATGGAGGACTCTTTCTAAATCTTAATGAATCCACCGATAAAGGACTCACTAAGTTTAGAGGAAAATTCCAAGAAGCCGAAGCTGTTAACAAAAATAAGAGGATGTATCCACACGGAGTCCTCGATGAAAATGTAAAGAAACTTTTGCCAGTAATTGAATCTCGTGGGTTGGTTGGCGAACTTGACCATCCCACTGATTCTATCATTCACTTTGAAAAGGCATCTCATGTCATTACAAAGTTGTGGTGGGAAGGCAATAACCTCATGGGTGAGGGAGAGATTCTTAATACTCCACATGGAAGAATCCTCAAAGCACTTATCAATGATGGTGTACGAGTCGGAATTAGTAGCCGTGGCGTAGGCAACGGCAAAGTGGACGAGAACGGCATCCTTGTCATTGGCGAGAGCTATAAACTCTTAACTTTTGATGCGGTTGCAGATCCAAGCACACACGCTGCCTTTCAGGAGAAGGTGGTAAATAACAAGCGAGAAAATTACGCTCCAATAAATAATTCTATGGAAATACCTGCTAAAAATGAAAGTAGCAGCATACATAGAGTTAGCAAAGAAGCGTTAATTGCTTGCTTGGGTGGAATAATCGAGGATCAAACAAAAAGTATTAAATCAAAAATTGTTTGATTATTTCTTAAAACGAAACACTAGCAAAGTGAGGTTAGGCTAATGGAAAAGATAATGGAAGCGATCAAGAAATTGTTGCCTGAGTCCGATGTAAAGGAAGTATCTTCTGCTATCAGCGAGATGCTAGATCAGGCTAAAGTAAGTCTCGAAAAAGAGTATAATGAAAAGCTTGAAGAAGCATATTCAGATCTCTCTGGCGAACTAAACAAATCAGAAAATACTGCGGAAAAAGGCTATGAAGAAGCTTATTCTATCATTGCCGATCTTCGCAATCGTCTTGAAATTCAAGGCGAAGAGTACAAGCAAGCTATGGAAGAAGGATATGAAGAAGCCTATCAGATGCTTAAATCTGAAAGAGCTAAAAACAATTCTCTTGAAGTAGAACTGTACGAAGAATACGACAAGAAACTTCATGAAATGAAGGAATACATTGTTGATAAGGTAGATCAATTCCTTCAAGTGAAGGGTCAAGAAATCTATGAACAAGCTCGCAAGGACATCGTAACCGATCCTCGCTTGGCTGAACATAAGGTCGTTCTCGATAAGATTGTTGACCTCACCAGCAATTATCTTTCCGATGATGAAGTGAACAATGTCTCTTCAGCAAAAGTTGAAGAAGCAATCAAACAAGCCGATGAACTTAAAGGTCAACTTCGAATTATGGAAGCCCGTAATATCAGGCTTTCTACCGAAAACACTAAACTTAATGAAAATGTACGCTATGCTAAAAATTTAATTACAGAGCAAACAAGGGCGGTTGAAAGTCGAAAAAAGTCTGAAGTAATTACAGAACAGAATGCAAGGGTTGAAAAAGCACAGAATGTAACGGGGAGAGGTAATAAGGTTGTTGATCAAGAAGTCGTAATTGCGGAAAATTATGACAACAACAACAGCAGTGAAATAGACCAAATCTTGGTTCTTTCAGGTGTGAAAAAACCAAAGTAAAAGCTAAATTCTAACAGTAAAAGGAAATTTTAATATGAACGCTAATGCTAGATTTTTAAATGAAGCTAAAGAGTTAGAAGGACGCTGGGCTAAAACTGGTCTCCTCAATGGAATCGAAGACCGTAATACTCGTGCAGCCACAGCAGTTCTTCTCGAAAACCAACGCCTTATCAACGAAGTGTCTACCGACACCGCTGACATCGCACAATTCAAACGAATCTCCATACCATTGGTTCGTAGGATTTACCCACAGTTGATCGCTAATAAGATCGTATCCGTCCAGCCTTTGCTTGGACCTACTGGTCTTGTTTATTATCTCCGCTTCCGCTATTCATCCAATAAGGGTGCTACCCGTGGTGCAGATAATAATGGCGGCTTCCCCGGTGATGACGCAAACTCCTTGATGCAGAAGGCTGATGGTACTGCAAACCTTGATATCTTCTATTCTCACCAGTTCGTTCAAAACGAGAGACTAGTAGATGCAGGTGGCGATACCACTTCCAACTTCACACTTGAACGAGGACCAATTTTGGCTGGTACTATTACTGGTACTATCTATGATGGTGCTACAGCAGTATATACATTCAATTTTAGTGCTGGTGGCACATTCAATAAAACTGAAATTGGCTCACCTTCACCCGCTGTATCTACTGGCACAATTGATTTGACCAGTGGTGCATTGACATTGACTTGGGATAGCGATCCCGGTGCAAATAGCGTAGTAATGAGCTACGAATCTAATCTTGAATGTAATCAAGACCTTCCAGAAATCAACCTCGTTGTTGAATCTGAAGATATTACCGCCAAGACCCGTAAGTTGAAGGCTGTATGGTCTTATGAAGCTCAACAAGATCTTCGTTCGCAACACAACTTGGACGCTGAAGCCGAATTGACCGCAGTTCTTGCTCAAGAAATTAATCTTGAAATTGATCGTGAAGTCCTCACCGACCTCCGTCAAAATGCTGGTACTGTAACCGCTTGGGACTTCAACACCTCCTTAGGTGATACCATCAAGGAAAAATACGAATCTCTCTATGTGAAGATCGTTGAAATTTCCTCCGTTATTCATCGTAAGACCCTTCGTGGTGGTGCTAACTTCATCGTTACATCTCCCGAAGTTGCTTCGATCTTCGAAACCGCAACCGCTGGTTTCGCTCCTGCTCCTAGCGAAACATTCACTAGCTCCCTTGGCATCCAGTATGTCGGAACTGTGAACAATCGTTGGAGATTATATAAAGATCCATTGTTCCAAAGCAATCAAATCCTTATGGGCTATAAAGGCGATTCATATCTTGACTCAGGATATTTCTACTGCCCTTATGTTCCTCTTACTCAGACACCTGTTGTTCTCGATCCAGAGAGCTTTTGCCCCAGAAAAGGTATTTTGACAAGATACGGAAAAAAATTGTTAAGGGAAGGTGCTAAATTCTACGCAAGAATGTCGATTGCTAACTTTATTATTTAATTTTTACTCTCTATAAAAATAGTAAAAATTTAAGAACCCAACTAATGATAGTTGGGTTCTTTTTTTTTGTTAAAAGAAAATTTTTAGAAAAAGATCAAAATTTTATGATTGACTAAAAAACAGATTTCGTGTAGAATGAAATCACAAGGAGTTTAACATGAATATAGAAGAATTTAAATTTAAGTATATAACATTTAAAGATATAGAAAAGATTGAGATAAATTGTGATCATCCACAACACGAACCAAAAGATGAAATTATTATCATTGGAAAGCAACCAGCCAAAAGAAACATATTAAAAAATGATGGCGAAAGTTTTATCTGCAGAAAATGTTATATGCATCACAACAATCCAGTAAACAAAGTTGGAGAAAATCGACAAACAGAAGAAATTGTTAATGTTTATTGTCCTCATCCAAAACACGATGGAAATCATTGCCGTCAAATGAAAAAACGCAATTATTATGGTTCATTACAAGAACCGTATTTACAGCTTTGTAAAAGTTGCATTCAATTAGGAAAAGAAATTAGCGAAGAACAAAAAGAAAAAATTCGCATGAGTCTTACTGGAATCAAGCGTAGCGAAGAGTTTAAGAAAAAACTAAGTAATTACATGAAAAATAATCCAGAAGGTATAGCCAGAGCAACAAAAAATATTATCGAAAATCATTGCATTAATGGAATGTTAGGAAAAGTTCATTCCGAAGAAACAAAACAAAAAATGTCTGAATCCCACATGGGAAAAGAATTTTCTGAAGAGCATTGCCAAAATATTTCAGAAGGCAGAAAGAAAATGCTTGAAGAAACTGGAGGGTTCACCAGAGAGCATAAAGAGAATATTTCAAAAGCTACTGTCGCACAATACAAAAAAGGTTTTGATCCAAAACTTCATCATTTGAGTGGCTGGCATGAATCTTCAAAAGCTGGAAGAGTATTTTATAGATCGTCCTATGAGAAGAAAGCATATTTAAAATTAGACGAAGACGATTTTGTAAAAAATTATTTTGTAGAAAAAATTGAAGTTGAATATTTTAATCCAATAAAAGAAATAACCTCCTCCTACATCATTGATATCTTAATAGAATATAAAGATGAATCAAAAAAATTAGTCGAAGTAAAACCAGAGAAATGGTTAAGTGATGAAGTTGTCATATGTAAAATCAATGCTGCTAAAATAAAAGCAAAAGAACTTGGTATATCGTTTGAGGTTTGGACAGAAATCAATTTATTTGGTCATGTTTATAATGAAAAAAATATGAGATCTTTTATCGAAAAGATAAGAAAAAAAACTAAATAAATCATGTTGCTATCATATTCAGAATGGAAAATAGTCAGTAATTTCAAACCTTATGAATTTTATAGGGAAGGGATTGCCGACTTTATTTCGCCATCTAAAATCATTGAAAAAATCAAAAATCATTATGAGAGACTATCAGTCAAATATGGCAAGAACATGGCTAAAATCATCATAGGAGTGGCATTACTAGGCACTTTATCTCCGATTCCGGGTTCTAGCATTATTGCTGCATTGCCTTTTGTTGGTTTGGCTGAAATTATCAATTTGATCAAAGGAAAGCCAGAAATCGAAAAAGAAGTTATGCAAACTCATGAAAAAGAAACAAAAGAAATTATAAATGATTTACAATTAGAAACATAAGTGTTATATTCTTTTAAGTTAAATCTTT